TGTGTTAACATTTCCGTTAACAGGCATCCAAGTAAAATTAGGTAGAGTTTCTAGCAGGGCACAAATGCGAGGGGTAGCGATAACGAAGTTGGCTGCTCCACGTCTGTTACGAATAGCAATGCGGTTTGCTTCAATTACAAGTCTATTGTAAAAGTCGCGGGCACGTTCTCCGGACCAGCGAGCATCAGCTGTTGAAGCATCCCAGATAGAGTAGCCTCCACCGGTAGTACCAGCATTTAAACAAACTTGAATCATCCGTGCAATCATTTCACGGTCAATTTCAGCTTGAATTTCATACGACATCGCGTTGGTTAATTCAGCGTCGATATCAATGCCATTCATATTTTTCAAGTCTTGCTCAAGTTCTACAGACCATTTAGCTGCTAAACGGCGTGTACGAGCCTCAACTGCTGTCTTTTCAAACGAAACAGTCATTTGAGGGATCTTTGAGCTCATTTCAAATACGTTTAAGGCTGCTCCAACTCCTGCATCTTCTACTAAAGCGTTCCAATCGGTACTAGTGGGGCCAAGTCCGGACAATTTGTCAGAAGACACTCCAGTGAATGCTGAATTGAGGTAGTTATATCCCAACTCTTTTCCTGAAGCTCCTGCTTGTTCATATCCTACGGAACGACTTCCCAAACTTCCATCAGATGTTCCACCATAAGTATGAGCATGAGTACCTAAAGATCCAGCTCCATCTGGATCTGCAGCTCCAGTGAGCCCAGTGCCATTTCCGCCATTGTATCCCAATGCTGTATCTTCATACTTGTATCGCATCGCAAATGCAAGACCAACTGGTCCTGTCATTGGCTGCACTCCCACAATCTCATTAGTAATGAGCTCAGGGAAAGTACGACGGATCATAGGAATCAATACTTTTGGTAGACGAGCATCTCCAGTAGCATAACTATCTGCGGAATTTACTCCAGCAGGTGTTTGACTTCCACCAAAAGAACCAAATACTCCACCAGAGGCAGAGGTATTAGAAGCTTCATTTAAGCACCATTTTTCTTGGTTCTCCAATAGAATTGCAGTGTTAATGCGAGTTGTATCGTTAGTTATCTCAGACACCTTATCTGACTTGAAGTCCAGAATAGGACCCCATTTTTCAACAAGTTGTTGAGCGTAATCTTTATTAATATGCATGTTAGCCATAGTTTTTATTTTGTCTCCTTTTTATAGTGAGATATTATTATTTATGCATTTCTGCTTAAATTTTTCATCTCGTTCAGATAGCCGGACACAGAACCACTTAGTTCCGTACGTTCAATCTCATTATGTGTTAAAGTATGCGCACTCTCCTCGATGACTTGCCTGTCGACTCGCGGAGTTTGCGTAAATTGTTGTTTAACAGATTCTTTTATATCGTCTACTACTTCTGTTTGTTCCCGTTCAAACATTTCAACGACATAAGAAAAGTTTTCTTCAATATATTCAGGGGTCCTGGATCCTAAAAGTTTAGTAATATATTGCTTTTTAGCTAAAGGCATTTCAGCAGTTTTTTGCTCAATTAAAATTTTAGCCTCTGCTTTGTTTGCTCTAGCATTCAATTGGGCATTCAATTTAAATGATTCATTGAGTTCTTTTTTAAGAGAATCAATTGTCTTTTTACCGTCAACTAAAGCTTCTTTGATTTCTTGATCAACAAATTCTTCTGAAATTCCTACAATTCTGCGAACTTCGTCTAATTGTTTTTTAGCTTTAATGTTTTGTACAGCTTCTGCAATTTGCTCCTTTGGTAGATGTCTATCGATATACAAGTCTAAATAATTTGAAATCTCTTCAACTAGCTTACTTTGGAATGCTACAGCCTCCGTAGTTAATGTATTTTCATACTTTTCTACAATTTGTTTAAGCATTTCCGTGTGCTTAGCATCAATCCCCTTTACGAGCTTTTGTAATTTGATTGCGTGGTCTGTATCAATTGCTTCTACTAACTTTTTGAGTTTAGTTGTATGATCATTATCAATTACTTCAATAGCTTCTTGAAGTTTAGAGGTATAATCCTCATCGAGTTGTTGTTTAACTCTACTAGTTTCAAGATTAACTCTTTCCTTAGATTTTTCTTCAACGGCATTGTTGAAAGCTTCTTCGATAGTAGTTAGGGTTTCTTCGGAAATAATTTCCTTGAATTGTTCACTGAGAATATCCTTGACGTTCATATAATGATTTTATTTATCTAATTTGGAATTAATTTTTGTTTCTAAGCTAGCTTTAATTCTGTCTGCTAACTTTAATTCAATCAACTTTTGCAGGTGTTGATTTG